AAGCGGGTGGCGGGTACAAGTAATCCCTAAGAAGCCCTTATACAAAGTTTATAAGACCAATTATGAGACAGGAGAGTTCTACATAGGCGTTACCTCCAAGTCAGGGGTACACTTTGATAACTACTTCGGCTCTAATACTACTGATTTAAAGATTATTGATAAAGATGTTTTGTTTATCAGCCACAATAAGTCTGATGCAAAGCTAATGGAGTTAATATACCAGTTAAAAAACTTTTATGATAAAAGATGTTTGAATAAAATGCTGAATATTAGACTCAGAAGAGATTTTATAAAAAAGATTCCAAAGTTTAAAATAAATATAGATGACATTTCTCGTAGCTAACCTACCACCTACTAAAGTTTTTGTAAAAAAACAATATCTCTACGACCATCAAAAGGGACATGGGGAATTTGTAGAGGGAGTATGGGTTACTTGCAAATCTATCCAAGGAAGAGCATTGTATTTTGAAACATACTTACCAGAGTATGGGGCATTATACGATAAGCTTCCTATTTCTGCATTTGTATCAGAACCTACAGACTTAGACCTACCTCTAGAAGAACTAGAACTATGGGATGCTTTTAGTTATCACATGACAGTCATAACAAAAGCTAGTATTGCAGGATGTAAAGCAAAATATCTAGCACCTTCTAAGCAATGGCACTTAGGAGAATATCTATTTACCATAGATAACTGTCATTCCGATGATAATACATTGAATACAGGATATTCAGAAATACCAGAAGAACATAAGTCGTTTAACATTCTAGGATTAGATAATAAACACTTTGCCGCACAACCAAATAACAGATGTTTGTTTTATGATAAATCATTGACACCTTCAGAATTAAAGACACCAGATTTTAAAGTATCAACAATAGAGTATAATGTTGAAACAGAAAGTAAATGGACAGCAGGGGATGACACCAATTACTTTTACAACCTAAAAGAAAATAAATAATGCAAAGAAGACAAACAGAAGTTACAAATATAAACTTTGTACCAAAAAGAACAAGCATAGGTAATGGTAAAGTTAAAATGTCATCCATGAATAAACATAAACGTAGAAGTTATAAAAAATATCGTGGACAAGGAAAGTAATGGCATTAGCAAAATCACAAAGAAGTCTTAAATCATGGTCGAAACAAAAGTGGAGAACGAAGTCTGGAAAGCCTTCTTCCAAGACAGGAGAAAGGTATCTACCAGAGAAGGCTATCAAAAGCCTGACATCTGCGGAATATGCGGCCACGACAAAAGCAAAACGCCAAGGAACAAAGCAGGGCAAACAGTTTGTGAAGCAACCGAAAAGCATTGCAAAGAAGACTAGAGCATACAGGAGGGTATCATAATGATTGATAAGGTATGGAGTAAATGGACAGGTCTTAACAGAAATGTTAAGATTGGTATCATTATAGCAGCAATAGTAGTAGTCTACTGGTTTATAAAATGAACAATAACAAAATGAAATTTAATGGTAAGTCCGATAATCGAAACAATCGGACTGCCACATTTAACATGCAAAAAGCCGACCTAGATAAAGATGGTAAAATATCATCGTATGAAAAGACCAGAGGTATGGCTATTCAAAACGCAATGAAAGGTAAAGCCTAATGGCACCACCTATAATAGCAGCAGTAGCAATAGTATCAAGATTTCTATTGACAAACAGTATGAAAAAAGCCATAAAAAAATATGGTAGAGAAGCTGTTGATAAAACATTAAAATCTAAAACATATAAAAATATATTAAAAAAATCTGGAGCTAGTAAAGAAGCTAAAGATACACAAAAAAGTATGTTAAAATTTTATGGAGGAGCTGCCACAGCAGCGACTGCTGCAACTGGGTACGCAGGATATAGAGAAAAAAATATGAAAAATAAAAAATAGTAATGTCATACGGAACAAAAACAAAAAAACCAAAAGATAAAACAGTAGTAATGATTGCTGTAGGGGAACTAAAGGCTAAAAAAAATGGCACTAAGCGAAACGGAAAAAAGAAAAAACTTTCTTAAAAAGCATGGACTTAAAAAATTCAATAATGCAGTCAGGACCACTGAAGGTGGTAAGAAAGGTAAAGTCGGTATACTCGAAGGTGGGAAGCCCCGACTTATTCGCTTCGGTGACGCTTCTATGGGTCACAACTATTCCCCAGAAGCTAGGAAATCTTTCAAAGCAAGGCATGGTGCTAATATTAAAAAAGGTCCAACAAGTGCTGCGTACTGGGCAAACAAAGTTTTATGGGCAGGTAAGTCGGGTTCGAAGAAGTCTCCGCCAAAAAGCCAACAGAATGTTAAAGGAGCCAGAAGTTAAATTATCTGGTAATGTTTTTAAAGCAAACGTAGGCGAAGAAACAGTAACACAAATAAAGTTTAAAGAAAATTAAAAAGTTTGACGATGCCTTCGGGGTCGTTGATATCTAGCTTAAAGCAAGGAGGTATATATGACTTTTACACTAGATAAATACATGCCCTACACAGTAGGGTTTGATAGATTCTTTGATACATTAGATATTGTAAGTAATACTGATGTCAAAGGATATCCACACTATAACATTAAAAAGATAGATGATGGAGAATGGAAAATAGATTTTGCACTAGCAGGGTTTTCTAAAAAAGATATTAACATTAATGTGAAAGAAAACAAAATGACTGTCGATGGCGAAATAGAATCAAACAATGAAGATTATCTGTACAAAGGTATTTCTACTAAAAAGTTTTCTAAGACTTTTTCACTAGCAGAATATACAGAACCAACAGATGCAACTATGGAAAATGGTATTTTGACAATTACTTTAAAACAAGAATTGCCAGAAGAAAAAAAACCAAAGACAATAAAAATAAAATAGTGCCAACATATTCTTATAGAAATAAGAAGACTGGAAAAGTCTGGGATGAGTATCTATCCTTTGATGATAGGACAAAGCCACTACGAAATAAAAATGTAGAGATGGTGATAACTGCACCCAGACTTGCCTTTATAGAAAGAGGTGAACATAAACAACGAGACCAAATGATTCATACAGCTAGACAGGGAATGAGAGAAAGACAGGCAGAAGAAAAAGCAGGTATTAGACAAACTCCCGAATGGCTAAAAGAAAAAACAGAAAAACATTTACAAAAGGTCCGCAATGTTAGTTCCTGATAATAAAAAAGAAGTAGCTTTAACAGAAAAGCAAGAAACATTTTTAACAGCTTTGTTTGGTGAAGCACAAGGTAATCCTAGAACAGCAGGTGATATAGCAGGATATGCAGATTATCATCAACCACTAAGAGCCTTAAAAGAAGAAATTATTACAAGAGCAGAAGAACAACTAGCTGCTTTTGCACCACGAGCAAGTATGGGTATGATAAATGCTTTAGATGAAGACGGAAGCCTACCCGGTGCTAATATTAGAATGGAAGCAGCCAAACAAATATTAGATAGAGTAGGATTATCTAAAAGAGAAAAATTAGATATAACTGCTAAAGTACAACACGGAGTTTTTATATTACCACCTAAAGACAATGAGTGAAGAAAAAATTAAAATAGCTAGAAGAAAAAATGCTAGAGTGATTCCTTATGGTTATGAAGTATCAGAAGAAGACCCTGACTTTTTAATACAAAACGAAGAGCATATGGAGTTAATTAAAAAAGCAAAAAAGTTTATAGAAAATAATTGTTCTTACAGAGAAACTGCAGAATGGTTATCCCACAATACAGGTAGAAAGCTGACAGGTATGGGGTTAAGAGAAGTGCTAAAGAGGGTTATACATAAAGGTTGGTAAGCGAACCTAAACCAAAAAAGTCTGGTAGAAGAAGAGTAAAAGATTTAAATACTCCTTTAACTATTAAAGAAAAGAAAGCACGTAAGTCTGCACAAGATTTATTACGTGAAAGAAAACAAGATTTACAAAAAGCACAAGCTAACTACTGGTCTACAAAAAGTAAAATAAAAGATATAGACAATGTGCTTGAAGGTAAACAACAAGTCATTGAACAAGATAAGATTGATGAAGCTACTCCTAATATTCGAGAAGCTATTAAAGATAGAGAAGTTATCTTTGAAGCAAACGAAGGACCGCAAACAGAATTTTTAGCAGCTTCAGAAAGAGAAGTATTTTATGGTGGAGCAAGAGGTGGTGGTAAATCCTACGCTATGTTGGTTGACCCACTACGTTATTGTCACAAACAAAAACACAGAGCATTATTAATTAGACGGACAATGCCTGAGTTGAGAGATTTAATTAATCACTCACAACAATTATATTCAAAAGCTTATCCCGGTGCTAAATGGAGAGAGCAAGAAAAAG